CGCATAGACCTTGATTGTGCGGGTGGTTGTGTTGTAAATTAACTGACCCTCAAAAGCGGAACCCGGGTCCGCCCCAACCTTTTGGAAGGTGGCATTAATAAGTTCATTCTGGTTGAGGTTTAGATTTGTGAGAAACTTTTGTGCCATTTTACTTCCTTATGTCAAATAAGCCTTACCCGAAAACGCCGCTGAAAAACTAACCGTAATTTGAGTCGTGCTGTTATATGTTACATCACCGACAACGTGCGTATCTGCAGAATCGACAATAGTTACCGATGGTTTCCCGCCAAGAGTATGGCTAATCACCCAATTCGTGGACGCCACTGACTGTGTATGCTCGTGGCGTCTGGTGTTGGCCGAACCCGACGATGCCCTGACCCTGACTAAATTCGGAGCATCTTGATTTACAATTACTTGATTAGGCACGACCATGCCCTAATTATACATTTCCTCCATCTTGGCGACGGAAGACGGCCAGGTTGGTTTTGCCCTTATCTGGTGACTTCGGGTATCAGGGTGACGTCCCCACGTATTACCTTAGAGACCACATCGCCCGAACTGACTATTTCTAAATCGTAAACACCGCTTGTTTCAAGTAAAGCCGTGTCAGCGGCGGAAACGGTAAGAAAGATTTCGTTGTTTCTCGTAGGTGTGTCCGCGACATACGGGTTTATTGCTATCCGGCCGTTTTCCGTTGTTAGGGTAATTATTGGCGTTGTACTCTCTACGGTTCGTCTTATATGCATCCGCGCGGTATGGCCCGCCAGGTTGTAATTTATGAAAGTTTCCCCCGTGGGGTCGGCGTCCAGGTCCGGCTGTTCGATGGTAAGTTGGCGGAAAAAGGTGGAGCCTTGTTCAATAATTATGTTATAAACCCCAGCAATCACAGACGTGTTCTCCTAATCAAAGACCTAAAAGATTGTAGATTAGGAACCCCTGTCCATAAGGACAGTTTCGGGTCAAAGCACCGAAACAGAGTCCTTATTTGAGCCAACTTTCTTTAAGCCCATGCTCATTGCAATTGACGCCGCTACCGCGGTAACACCAATTTTGAGGTTATTTGTATCGGTTAGTGCATCAAAATTTGAGCCTGCAGCAACCCATGCACCGAGATATGCGGTTATGAAAGTTTTTACTGCCTGTTCAACTATTTGCTTAATAAATGCTGTACTCATTTTTCCTCCCACTTTCGAATTCTAAGTTTACCACTTAACCAAGCCCTGGCGCTGATGGGGCGGTAGGCCCGCCCAATAGTCCGTAGGTTGAGTCATCAAGAATAAGTGGCAAAACAGCATATGATGCATGATTTAGTTCAAAACCCATCGGCTTGGTTTTTGCCACCAAAGCAAGAACTTCTGGCGACGAATCACCCGCATTTAAAACACCCGGAGTTTCTGCCAATAAGGTGTAAATATTGATTTGAAAAAAACTGCCGCCTGGAAAAACGTATACAACCTTATTGCCCGTAAGCACCTGTTGAGCACATTCTTTAATAGCAAACAATGTCCCAGCATTTCTTCCAAAATAGCCGTTAATGAGTTGCCACGTAAGCGATTCGTCAACATTACTAATTACTTCTGTACTTGTTGCGCTGGTAATGGTTTTGTAGATTGGTGTGCCATTAAATTGTGTTAACCAATTGATGTATTCCGAATCAATATACTCCGGATTGGTGAGTTGACTGAACCGAAATGCCGCGTTTTGATTTTGAAGAGAAATTTCATTGTTCAGATATTCGTAAAACTTCGTGTAAAGAAGCGCCGATACTGAGCCATAATAAGTCAACACATGTAAAAATTTAGCAAATGGATAATTTGGGTATTCTTGAATTTTGTCTTTATCCCATATGAATGTCGGCACGAATTTTCTCAAATTCGCAACAAAAGTATTTTTGGTGAAACCAAGTTCATTCATCAAAATTGGCATCGACAAGTAAAATATTTGACCGCCATGATTTGATATATCCAGTCGTACATCAAACTCAATATTGTCTACATTTACATTTATTAATCCAACAGAAATTACTGGCGTAAAAACCGCTTCCCATTTTTCCGCAATAAGATTTTGTGAATTTGTTTTGAAAGTATTCGCAGCAACATTCGTAATTTTTGCTTCGACAGTCAATTCATGTGGTGAATAAAATTGACAATGAAATTGCGCTTCGCTACCATTGATGTCGTTATCCGGAGGAATAATGCCATTTAAAGAAATTGAAATTGTGGAAGCCTCATTCAATGGCTGTATTTTGAACGAATAATTAAGTGGATGGACTGTTACTGCCGAATCGACAGTCAAGATTGCATTTGAAATAGTCCAATTATGGGTGTATGTTTCCGGATTTAAAAATAAACCGTCAAGCGTTTGCGCTTGTAGAGAATCGTTGCCAACAATCACGTTGCGAGTGGGATTAAAGATATCCACAATTAGAATTCAATCGAATTAAGAGTAAGTGAAATTTTTTCTGGTTGTAGATTTAACAAACTTCCTTTATAAGAATAGTCAATATCAGAACCCGAAACGTTGCCCCAGTATGGCGAAGAACCCGTACTTGTACCCCCGGAGTTATAAGTACCAGAAGCACCAGCATTGACCAAAGTAAACGTATTTGCTGTTCTTGCAATAACGGCAGTCGGAGTCGTCGTGTTCAGCGTTCCTGGAGTTATGGCAGTTACCGCCACCAGGTCGCCAATCGAAAACAAGTGATTATTTGATGTATAAACGACATTATTTCCTGATTTTGCGGCGCCGGTTATTGTCATCCCCGAATATTGAGTAGTAATTGCCAAAGAATCAACACTATAAACAGATGGGAGTGCATGTATCGCTCTCAATACGGTGTTGTAACGTAATTTTTCTTCAGATGCTTGTGAGGTTTCAGGAGAAAAATTCGTTAAAAGGTTTTGTTTTACCAATTCCGATACGGTAGTGCTATCGAGATTTGAATAATAACTTAATGTCGCAACTATTCTAAAATTCAACAAGAAAGGATTTTTGATTCCAATCTCCAACCCAGCGACACTCTTGTCCTGTATGTCGTTTTTAATTGTTGTTTTTTCAGCATCTGTAAGATTTCGTTTTGGCCCATATGCAAAAACCGCAATCTTGCCAGCCACATCTCCATCTGCCAGAAGCAAATCTCCATCTGGGTCAGTTAGGTCATAAACCTTACAGCGGCTGACCAGCGCCGGATTTGAAACAAGAATGTAATTTTTCAATTGGGTCGCCGTCGCTAGAGCCGAAGACATTGATGCAAGGTTTGCTGTTGAGCGAATCAAAAATTCATCGATTGTTTCAGCGTTCTGTCCCTGAACAAAATTGCCCGCAGAGGTGGCAGAATAAAGTTCTTGCGAAAATGAAAGTAGGGTTAAAATAGTCCCCGTAGGAATTGAGGGCATAACACCCAAATCCCTTACCGTGCAAGCAACCGTGCCAGTTGGAAGGGCATCCCCGGGGTTGTTCGCATTAATTGTATGAATTTCGTTTGTTTCAAAAACATAAGAAGCGTTCAATTCGCCAGTATCCGATATCGGCGTATAGGCAACCATTGTTCCTATTGGAATTGTTGCCCCATCGTTGGAATTGGCCGTAAATTGGACATCCATCGTCGCCCGTGTGCCATCGGCGTAAGGGGTGCCCAACATTTTGCCAATTCCCAGCATCAGGGAGTCGGGGAGCCTGTTAATTGCGCCAATATTTAATGCCGACATGTAGGCAAATGCTTGAAACATTGCGTCTTCAATTGTCCCCGGCCGCAAATCAAAATTTGGAAATACAGTTCTGGCAACCTCAATTGAATCCAAATAAATCTGGGCAGGGGTAATGTCCAAAGGTCGTAAATTTATGTATGGAAGAAAATCTGCGCTCATGTCTTTACCTGTTGTATAAGAATTTTACACTGACCGTTCCAGTTTCTTCGTTTAAACTCGAATCTACGGATATTAAAGAAACTTCAGGTATGTATTTGGAAACGTTCAACATAAGAGTTGCTGGAGACAGTGTTGAAAACGTAGGGTCGGCAACGCCAAAATCAGGCGTTAACGGCAAAATAAATGGTTCCGTTAAAATACAGACACTTATCATTTGACGAATATAATCATCCGTTCCTTCTTTAAGTTTAGAGAACTCACGTTTGGTAGAAAAACTAAATGGAAATTTTAAAATATCCATGGTCAATCAACCTGTTTTAACGAGTTAAGGTTTGAATTACCAAGACCAGCGGCGGCCCGTAGAGCGTTAATTTCTGTTTGCATAGCATCAATTAAGGCATTAAATTTATCTTTTCCAGTGAAGGTGTCTAGTTTTTTATTAAATGGGCCAATAATGAATAATTCATTTGTTTCCTGGTCAATGAAGGTACACAATACCCGGTCGTTTTTGGCCAAAATATTTCGTGTCGAACTATTCAAAAATTCAACATCTTTAAATACGCAACCCAATTGTTGAACCCGCACCGTAGCACGATTATCGACAAATGCTTTAATAACTCCAATATAAACCCCACCCGCCACAAGAGGATGAGACGAAGCCTTCGCCCTGTTGATGTTTCCGCTTTGTTTCATTCTATTTCAGACACTCCTCCGAAACCGCCCCTTCGCCACCGGTTGTGAGACGACCCGTAATACGACCCAGGGATTACTGCCGCAAATGCCTCAACAGTTGCCCATTCAATAGAGCCTGGATAAATTGTACCAACTTCTATTTGTTTAATTTTCTTTTCCTGTATTGGCGGCGTAGCAAAACTGATGTTTACCGGGTCAGTAACCATTTCTTGGTAGTCAACAGATGTAATTAAAAAATCGTCGGTGTGCCAAGGAATTTCTCCGACATTTACCGTCATACCTGGTCTTAATCGGGTTCCATTTAGTCTTTCAACAATACAACTACCATCACCCTCCAGCGGGTCATTTTCCGCCTTGTGCATGGTGGGCATCTGGTTTAAAACGAAACGATTATCTGGTACTCCGTTTATTTTTCTTGGCGGATAGTGCAAATAACTAACGTACCGAGTTGTCGTAACATCCTTTTTAAGTTTTTTGTTAAATTGAGTATGTGGATAAGAGTCGTGGCCCCATTTGTAAAGAAGCCATTGTTGGGTGCCAAAATATAATGTGCCGTCAGACTCAAAAATAGTGTAGGGATTTTTGTTTTCATCTTTTGATTCGCTAGCCAATCTTGTTAGGACATCCCACAATGAATCGGCCACCTTTTCACCATCGGCCGACGTAATATTTTTGTCCTTGGAGGTCGGCTGAACAACAGCACCGAGCCCATATTTTTTGGCCGCGTTAATAACAAATTGGTGATTTGACCCTTTTATAACTCCAGGCTGTCTGTCGCGTTTCATTTGTTGAATTGCTCTCGTATACCCCTGCACCCTCACAATTGGCGAATTACCCTGCGATTGTTCTATCGTGACGTCTGCAATTTCCATTATGTATCCCACATAATCATCTATTGCAATTTGCGAGTAGTTGTTCAGGTCTCGCAAACGTTTTGTATTGTGACTTCGATATATGAACGGTTGACCGGGCTGAAAGTAATTTCTTTTTGTTATTTCCAACCCCGGGTCAAGCACGGAAAAAGTTATGGCAGTTGAGGCAGAAATCGAATAATTAACGCTTATGTCAAGAATGTTTTCCGAAAGTTTTGAAACAAAATCGATGCTCGGCTTATTTGAGCGTGTATAAAAAAACACGATTGGAATTTGACGTTGCGAACCTTGGGTTTTTACAATGCCGCCACTATTATTTCCGCCACCGCCGCCCTCAATATCAGCAAAAGATACGTTGCTCATTCCTAGTTCCTATATGTAACTGTTCGGTCGGGTGGACTTGTCAAATTGGCACTTGTGAGACCATATTCTGGGTCAGTGAATGGGACCGGTTCATCTGGTTTGATTTTTTTATGAACCAAACGCGGCATACCGATTAAATTCGTCCGCTCAATTGGAATTTCTTGCAAGGTGAGATTTGCCGTAGCCCGAGTAATTTCCATGTTTTCATTACGTTGGGTTGCGCTAATTGACAAGTCTTGAATTATAAATTGAATTCCCCTTGGCGTGCCCGAGTCGTCATATCTAAATTGATTTGTAAGCAATTCGTCAAAACGATAAAACATTACCGGAAAGGGCGTTTGAGCCATTCTTTGCAATTTTTTAATCTGTTCCATAGCCGAAATTTGCAATCCGTCTCCCGTGTTCGTATTCCCGAAGTTCACGGCAATCGTGAATTGAATGGAAATTTGCAATAATTTAAAATTTTTCCAGTCAATATACGGGAAGCCACCAATTCGTTCGATAGAAACCCATTCGCCGCCAAAATTTGAATAATTAATTTCATTTGGGGCCAAATCAAATATGTATTGATTAATTAGGGGCTGTCCTGATACCGCGTCCGTCGAGCCGTCAAGATAAACTTGATACATAATTGGTCTTGCGGTTCTGTTTCGCTCACTAAGCGCTCGTTGGTCATTACCAATAGCAGTAAGAATTTCGTCAGAGGTGAGGAAAATATTTCTACTGCGCTGAATAGTTATTTGTTGGATTAGCCCTGATTGATAACCCTCGGGCCCGGTCCATGTTTGATTATCGCCAGTTTTTGCGCCACCAGAACCCTTAGAACCACCGGAACCACCAGACCCACCAGACCCGGAATCCGAACCTGTCAACTGTGCTGCGGTAACACCCTTAACTGCACGTATCGCGTTTATTTGCTCTTCTGTGTATCCACCATCTAATAATTCTCTTTTAATAGCCGCTTCGGATAAACCTCTTCGTGCAAATATTTCCCAAAGACCGATGTATCCCCTTTCAACGTCCCACCACCTTCCATCGACGTAATATTTATTTATCCAACTATTGCCGGCAAGAGCCTCAAAAGATTCGGCTTCAAGTTGTTTGTCAAATTGAAAATATCTAGGAAAAATCGCTTTCAATTGTGCAAACGTAGTGATTTTCGTTCTAACAAAACCTTCGCCTTGCCCTCTAGAATTTTGAAAATATAATTGTGTTTTTTCCGTAATTGCAGAGTCAAAACCATGAGTTTTGCCCATATTGAGCCATAGTTGCCAAGCGTTTGCAACTTCTTCTTTTGATGCATTGGCCTCGAGAACCGTGCTGTCATCGTTGGTTACGACTAGTGCAGAATTTGCAGAAACGTCACCCGGAGAAAAATCAGGAATTTGATGTCTTCTTGCTACCTCGGGTATTTCGTTGCCGTTTATGTTTTGGCCGCTAACATTTCTATTTGCTGATTCCCGAGAAGCCCACCGTCCTGAGATATACCCCTGAACTCGAGGAATTGAGTGTCCGGCAATAAATGTTTTTGGCCCTGGGGCGCTGTCCGTCCCACAATACAAAGAAATCTCGTTTTTATTGCCAATAGATGTGACCAAAGAAGCAGAGGGCGTTTTATCGTGCATCTTTACAAGGTAATAATCGTTCCCAACTATCACCCAGTTGCGTGCATTAGTTATATCCCATTTTCGAAAAATTACAGGATTTATGCCATATACGGATTGTAAATTGGGAAGCAAATTCGTTAAGATAAAATCTGATTCTCGATAAATAAAAGTAGAATCAGAATCGCTGGTTTTGGGAATAGTTATTATTCTCGCAACGCCCACATTGGCATACGAGGCTTTTAACGAATAAGCGCCATGGGGGTCACTTGGCATAAATTACGACCTATTCTGATATTCGTAAAGCGCGCGTTCTAATTCGGCTTTAATTTGGGGAATGGCTTCTTTGATGCCAATGCCGTTTACGTTTAGGTTCACGGATATATCCCCACGACTGACCGTTGCGGGGATAACTGGGCGTTGCATGGGTCTGGTGTATGGGGAAACCGTGTCGCCCATTGGTCCGCCAGGGCCCGGAACGACATGCAAATGTCGGTTTGTTGAACCACCATGGAACTCTGCAAAACCGCCTTGCCTTTCGACAATCGTTTTGTACATTCCAAGTTGATTTCCGACCAAATCATATGCGCGACCAGTTACGTGGTCGGAATTTATGGAGCCTAAATTGTGCGTTCTGAATGCTGACGTGATTGAGCGGCGGCCGGCAACCATGTCGTTTATTGCGCTGTGGCGTGCAAGCGTTCTCGACAACCTTGAGCCTGTCGTGTCGCCGAATCTCCCCCCGCGAGGAGTACTCGTATCCGGCTCCTCCTTTATTATGCCTGCTTCTATGAAGAGGTCTCTCAAGGCGTCTTTGCTCCACCATTCTGGGTTCTCTGAAGCAGGACCGAAAAATTTCGCCATACCTTCAACGACTTCTCTTTCAGCCTCAAGCAATACTTTTTCTTTTTCCGCATTGTCTTTTGCCATTGCGAACGCAGCGGATGTTTCGCTTATTTCTTGCAATTGAAACTCAGAGCCAGTCATACCAAAGCGCGCGAAGAAATCTTCAGGCCTACTTCCAATATTGTTATCCCTGATGGCGGTAAAAAATCTTTCTTGCTCATCCAGACTCAAGGTTTTAAATTTGTTTTCGACTGCTTTGATTCCGCCTTGCCCAAGGCTTCTTTGGCCCTGGGCCAATATTGCGCCTAGTTGCGGCAACATTGTGCCCATTAAACCGCTGCGAGTGCTCCCCATGGCCTCATTTATTGCCTGACCAGACATGCCTTGGAAAAATAAATTGCCCAAACCACCAAGAGGATTTTTTTTGCCTGTTGCCGGATTGATTTCCCGGAATGCGAGACCGCCCGCGGTTCCTATTTGACGTTCAAGTTCAAAAAACGCTTTAACAGAATCGCCGCCATATGCGTTGGTAAGTTGTTCTAAATAGGTAGAAAAAACTGATTGCGCGTCTTCTGCTGTTACTGTCGCGTTGGCGCCACGCTGGTTGAAATCCTGCCTAAAATTTTTGATTGCTTCATCAAGAATTAAAGGCGCTTTTTCTTGCCTGATTGTGGTGTCAAATGCTTTGGCAAAGGCATTTGTCGCTAATTCGCTAACCGCCTGATTAATTTGTCCAGCCGTTTTGACAACCGTCACCCCAAGTTGTTTTAGTTGGTCATTGAAATCCTGCGTGGAATCTGCCAAGTTGACACCCATAGTTTGGGCAAGGCTCACCAATTCCATTGATGACTTGCCTGTCATTTGCTCCATCAACTTAAGGCGAGCATTTACTGTCTTCTCTGCATTTTCGCTAGCAAGTGCCATTGCTTCACTTTTTTTAAAGAATTTGTCAAGAAAGAGTGCTTGTAGGTCATCATCAACTTCTTGGTCTCCAGCAAATCTCCTTTTGTGTTTGCTGGTCAAGCGTTCGAATTGTGCAGTACTCATTCCGCCCGCCGCATAAATTTCTTTAACCGTAGATTGCCTTATCTTCCTATTGCGTTTGTCTTCCGCTGAAGCGCCCCCAAAAAAATCAACACCCTTTTGTACTCCCCAACCTATTCCCCCTGCTACGCCCCCAAGAAGGCCACCCAAAAGAAGGCCACCCGCCATGCCGGCAGGGATACTTATCCCGCCTGTCAGTCCGGATGTCGCTATACCTAAGCCGGTACCGGCGGCCATTCCTACACCCGTACCTACGCCGGCGCCCATTGTCACTGACTCAACAAAACTCTGCCTACTTGCTTTTTTGCCACCCAACAGAGCGCCTTTCTTGGAAAGTTCGGCAAACATTTTGTACTGGTCGGTTTGTTTTTTCATTTGATTTGTTATTGTTGTTTCTTTTGCGCCCGAATTTCTGGCCGCATTCTCAATCAACGACATATTCACCAAAAATTTTCCGAACGAGTTGGCGAAGAACGAATCAACCATCGCGCCTGCTTCTTTTCTTTTTGCCTTGAGGGCGTTGATTGGCGCCATGATGGCACCGGTGATTGTTCCGATTGCCATACCCAATGCTGTGCCCATCGGGCCAAACGATTTGCCAATCTGAGCGCCTGCGAGCGCGCCACCACCTATCGCTAGACCCATGTTGCCGCTTTTAACAGCGAACGTGCCGCCAGCGATTCCGGCCGCCAATTTTGGACTAAACAAAGCCATCGCGGATGCAAGACCAAGGCCCCCCTTAATATCTTCGTCCCCCACCCTGTTTGAAAGTTTTGACAAACTCTGCTGCAGCAAGAACGCACCAATCATGCCGTCCATCTTGAATTTCGAACCGCGCTCATCTCGGTCTGCTTTTATTTGGTTGGAGACACTCATAATTCTTCCGGTCCCTCGACTTAGCGCACTAAAGTGTCTAGATATGCCGTACCTACTACCTTTGCCTGCTTTAACTTTTCCACGCCCTTCAAACATTGGTGGTCCATGCATGAACCACTTACCGAGCAATCCCTTACCGCTACTTGATGGGGGGGGCGTAAAAGGAGAACTAGTACCGCCCGGAATACTAAATGGCACGTAACCAGCACCTGGGCTACTAGGGCCTGTTGGTGGTGCCCAGGGGGTTGTGCCCGTTGGCATCCCACGACCGGTAACGGCACGGGTCGCATTGCTTAGGGCACTAGTAAAACTATTAAGGCCACCAGTCGAAGAACTAAGTGCACTGCCCATAGAAGTGGCGGCGCTAGCAAGACTGCTTGTTGATGCACTCAGGCCAAGTGCGCCCGAAGCGCCGCCGACCCTGTCTGGACCACCAGTCAAGGCGTTTGCAGTTCTGAGCAGCGGATAATTTTTTTCCCACAGGTTTTGGGCCCCTGGGCCCAGCCAACCACCTTTCATAGCCCCACCCGTAACCGCACCAACCAAGGGCCCAAAACCCCCAGTTGCGCTAGCAATCGCCGGATTTGAACCCAATTTGAATCCTTGATAAGCACCCTGTGCGGTACCCCATATGGTAACCTGTCTTGCTTGAACATTCATTGTTTGAGTCAATTTTTTTTCGTCAACAACAGTTCCTCTCGCGGTTTTCATTCCACGAGCCATAGCGAGCATCAATGCCGTGGCGCCCTGGCTTCCAAGTTGGCCGCCAAAAAACGGAAGACCTTCCATGAATTTGAAAACTCGTGTGAATTGTTCTGCTATCACCTTCAGGCCACGAATCATGTTGTTAATAAACGGAAGGTTTTCTTGAATAACCCTCTGAAAAACCCTGAGAATCGTTAGCAATTCTGCCACCGATTCCCCGATTGTTGAGCCCAATTTTTCAAACTGTTGCCTGTTGAATTGAAGCATTCTGTTGAATTCACGCGAAGCATCAGTGATTTCGGCCCAGATGGGTCTCCAGGCGTTACCAAACATTTTTTCAATTATTCGAGCGCCGTCAATGAATGGTCTCAGTTGTCGGAGTATGTCGTTCCAGCCCTCCTTAAAATTACTCCACCATTGACCAAGTCGGTTAAACATTCCTTCGGATTTTGGTAAATAATCTCGAATGAGGCGCAGGTAGAAATCCGAAACTTTTTGCGTAGCGTTGACTATCGCATCGACGAAACCGCCTCGTTTTTCCCATCCGACCAGCGCGCCCGATGACATTTGCATAGTGCGGGTGATAATTCTGTAAATTCTTTCTAGACCAACTTTTGCTTCAGGCAAAAATTGTTGACCAAAATCAGCAAATTGGCCGCGAATTAAATTAAAATATTTTTTAAGTTGTCCGATGATGGTGTTGTTGACCGCGTCCATTTGGCCCGTGACACCACCGAGGGCAGACAGTTTGCCGCTTTTCATGGCTTCTATAAATTCTTTTTTGGTGTTAATTCCTTCTTTGGCCGCTTTCTTTAATGCTTCTTCTGCGGCTGGACCAAGTTCTTTGAATGCCGCCTTGATAGAGCCAACACCTTTTTTGGGGTCCTGAATTGCCGCAACAACTTTTGCTGCTTTGACCATTCCTTCTTCAAGCGGTTGTCCGGCTGATGCAAAATCTGACAAATCCTTCAACAAACTTTTACTGCTGGCCAAATATCCGGTTTTTGTTTTTGCAATTTCTGCGTATGCCTTATTCAGGGTTTCAACGCCAATCCCGGCAAGTTGAGCATCCATTTGAAGGCCTCGCATATTGACCCTCACTTGGTTTAATCCTTTGCCAAATTCCTTGTTGTTTCTCCCTGTATACGCAAACATTGCCGCCTGTTGCTCACGAATTGCCGATGATGCCAGGCCAATCGCTACGGCCGCTCCCGCGGCGCCGGCGGCAAGACCCTGTAGGGCTACGTGGTACGATTTCACCAAAAATCTGCCCGTCACAAAAAGAGCGTGGATTCCAACAAACGAAACCGACAATGCGCCCAAAGCAATCGTTGCAAGTTTCAAACCCCCCGTTATGAATTTTTGTAGTACGCTGCCCCACATGCGGAGCATTTTGGTGCCGGCATACATTACGCGAGTTAAAATTTGGCTTTTTTTATTAACGGTTTCTAAAGCGGCGCCAGCAGCAGTTGCAGACGATGCAAGCCCGAGAAGTTTTTTGGACGTACTATTTGCGGCGCTGCCCAATATTTTAAGTCTGGCAGCAGTTTTAGTCGCGTGGTCGCCAAGTTCATCGACACGTTCGGTTGACTTTCTGGGACCACCGTCATCTTTTGTGTCTATGCGTATTACTGCGCGTGTATCAGGCATTTTTTCCTAAGTCCTTATAAGGAACAAAAAGTCCCTTTATGTGACTCGGGCAGAGTGGAGTGCTACTTCTCCGTTTCGCGCCGTTCTCGCTCGCGGTCGTCAGATACAACTTTAGCACATGCCATCAGTATCATCCATTCATCAGGAGAACAATCCAATAAAGTCAGTGGGTTTGTGCCCCACAATTCACCAAGACGAGCGGCGTTTATGATTAAGGAATCTTCGACTAAATCGTCGAAGACTCCTTCGTAGGGTCCTCTGTGTCAACAGTATCCGCATATCCGGCCGCCTCAAGGATTTTGACGGCTGCGGATTCGATGTGCGGGTCAACGCCGAAAAACGCACGGATACAATCCGGCTGAGGACGGGTCGTATCTGTCATTTGCATAATCAAATCGGACGCAAAGGTCAATTCGACACCGTCGGCATCCCTGACCTCTTCGTCGTTAAACATCATGCCCACGGTCGTACTGCCGACCACCAAGCAGGAAAATTTAAGCGCATCCATGCCATTTTTGCTGTCTTCGCCAGAAAGTTTACGCCAGTTACGAAGTTGATTTTGCGTAATGTTTGGGCTGATAATCAGTTTGATATTCGGGCGTTCGGGAATAATAAGTAGAACTTGGGGACGTTCTACTTTCTTTTTCACCGCGGCGGTTAATTGCGCAAGAAGAGTTGGCTCATCTTTTTTGTTCAATTTTTCTGCTGGTTTAACTGGCTTTTTGGGGTCTTCTGGTGTTGTGTAAAGTTCACTGTTGCTCATGGCGCACAACCTAGCACACCATATAGGCCAATTAAGTGTAAATTATTATTAAAATTTACTTGCTGGCGACAGTCGATATCGAGAAAGTCAGGGCAAAGGTTGATGGTGCGCCCGAAGACGAGTCGCCATCTGGTTCAGTCAGACCAACAAGCAACGCCTTGGAATAGACTCTATCCAGACCCATCTTTTTAAGGTCGCAGTCATAAGTTTCGACCGTGATGTCGTAATAGGCCTTGCCCACATATTCGCGCAACTTTGCTACTTTTGCAGCCAGACCAGTATTGAGGTCAGAAGGAACCCTGTCGTCGTCATAGTGGGCGGTTAAAGTAATGTCACCAATATCAAACGGAGCGCAAAGAACCGTCGGAGATGACTTTCCACCCTCATAGATTTTTTCTACAGCAGCGGTGATTTCACCGCCCGCTACTTGGGCAAACAAAAAAGTTTCAAACTTGGGCAAGTCCGCCAAACTCTGCCCACTGTGTGGGCGAATATTTGCGAGAACTTGTCTTTGTGATACTTTAGCCATAATTTATTCCTCCGTTTATTAAACAACCGACTTAACTAGGTTCGACTTGATGATTTCAACTTCAATTTTGTCGCCTACACCCGAGACGCGAAGACCAACTCTTGCCTTAATCAATCCATCTGCAAGTTGACTTGTCGGATTGAGCGAGGCATCGCACTTGACTGTGTAACCAAAGTCGATTCGTTTGCCATTGTTGTCGAAGGCCTCGAACAACGCACCATTTAAACGGAGCGGCTCGAGAATCCCGAACAGTTTGGCCTCGACGGCAGCAAACACGGTGTTGCGGCCGTCAATTACACTGAACAGCAAGTCTTCAAGCGAACGATTTGCCTCGACCACGACCTGGTTGACAACGTCTTGCGCCGTGATATAGCGGAAGTTGCCCGTGTCTGAAGAACACGAGCGCGCGCCATAAATTCGAATTGTGTTGTTGATTATACGAATCGCGTTTACATAGGCCTCATCAAGAGCGTCACCAGTTGCTTTATCGACATCAGCCACTACGCCATTGACGAATTGTGCAATTGAAATCAAGCCGGCGCCAGGTTTGTGAGCCCCAATCTGTGCGTGGGCAACTGCGCGTTTTCCGGCGGCGTAGCCCACCGGTGGGATGGCGCGGTTGACGCCAGGCACCGAGGTTGGTACGTAAACCCACGGGTAAAAATAAGCAACGTGTTCAGTGTTTGAACCTGCCGCAGCAAGCGCATAACCGTCTGCCTGTGCATTGGCCGTGCTATCGGAAACCGATGAATTAATGAAAGCAAGTCTATTAAATGCATTTGCATGGGTTGCAAGTCCAGTTTGGACCGTTGTGTTTTCGGTCTCTGCACACATAACAACTCCGGTGCCATACGATTCAAGGAAGTTTGTCAAGTTACTTACATAGTCGGCATTGGCCACCACTTCTTCATTGTCATCGCCCGCCGAAAGAGCGGTTGCTGCAAGGTTCACTGGCAACGCTGTTCCCGTGGCCGCAGCAGTGACAATTTTGGAAGCGACAGGACTGGAATTTATGCGTCCAACCGCCTGAAGAACCGTCGTGCAGTTGCCGGTTGAAAACTTCAGCACATCATTGTCAAAAATTTTGACGATAAAGTCGCCACCACCGGTGCCGGGATTGATTATTTGAACCTTAATTCCGGAACTCCAAGCGCCAGGTCCATTGGCAGTTACGGAAAAAGATGCAGCAGAGGCAGCGCCAAGCAATGCAAGCGTTCCAGTTGTTGGGGAAGCACCACATACTCGGCAAATCCAGGCCCTTGTGCCGCCCTCTTCAAAGAAAGATTCAATGACCGGCTGGGTAAACGAATAAGAGACATACCCGCCATAAATTGCCTTGTATTCTTCAAGGCTGGTTACCAGTTTGGCGGTGCTGATTGGCCCACGCTCTGTCTTGCCGACAATAAAAATCTGAGACGTCTCGACCGAAGTCGCCGCATTTGGTCCGACCCTGACCCCTGTTTGTATACTTACGCCTGGCATGACACCATCCTTACTATTAAGAAATCTTCTTGCTTAGTTGTTCTATTGTACAGAATCTTTCGGTTCCGGTGATGCAACTGTCGAGATTACTTCCTCGTCGGAAGTAAAAACGCTCTTGGTTTTAGGTTTTGAATTTTTGGTCGAAATTTCTTTAATTTTTTCCAATTGACCAGCCTGAATTCCGGCTAAACAAATTTTGCTATCCAAGTCGACAGCAGCAGTACCCAAACTTTCAAGACTGCGTCCGGCCTCATCAACCTCGAAATGGCCCAAAGTTAGGTTCTTGATAATAAGCGCTGGACCCTCAATCGAGGAAAAATCGTTGTTGTAAATTTTTTTGAATAAACGAGTCATGTCACTCCCTGGGAATTTGATATAAATTGTACTTCATAAACAACTACTCAACGGAATAGGTGTTTGTCCATGTGCTTGCAGAAAGATTTTGGTCCGTAATGCCCTGCTGCGAAATTGCGAATTCAATTTCAGAAATTGCTCCAATGTCTTGACGGGTAACAACTTCATTGATTCCGAGGGTGTAGCCGACATAACCACCACACAAAACCCTGTCGCCTTTCAAAAGGGTGATTTCTGAAAATTCTTCGCGCATAGAATTCTCGTCTATCATTACCTGAAAAGATTGGCGCGGGTCAACCGCCTGTAAGCACGGATAGTCAAGCAATGCCGACCGCACGACCGACGTTAAACGGTCTCGAGCAATGGTGGCTTCTTCGGGTCCAACTGCCCTGCACCAAACATATGTGCGCATCGCGTAATTGACTCGATAAAGGGGATTGGGGCCATCAAAGCCCATTCTTTCAAATCCGGTAGTTGAAATGACAACGGTGATAATTGTCGGCCACATATCAAGCGCAAGCGGTTCATGGGAAAAAAATTTAGCAGGTGTTGGTAATTCGGTGCTGGAAATATTCCAGCCATTTCGATATCGATTTATTCTGATTGGTAAATCAGTTTGCAAATACGTAGAAACATAGTTTTTCGCAAAATGCGCCCCATGCATCAAATGGCCTATTTCCATAAAAAAAATTATCCAACCTTGCCATCAACAATATATTCTTCAATCATCTGGGCAACTTGTTTTTCCCAAACTTCGGGTGAAAACAAAATTTTTCTTGCCGGCATTTTTGTTGTTCCGTATTGATGAAACTTGGCAACTTCTCCACTAAATACAAAACTTGCACCCGACGGCCTACCATCCAAATCTGGACCTTGCAATATTTTTGCAAACAATCCGCCACCCTTCACAAGAATCGGCGCCCCAGGATAATGTCTCATTTTCCAAGCACCATACTCTGCGTCTAATGGCCTCCACCCACCCGATGGTAAGCCCTGCGCCGTAAAGTTTTCTATCATGTAATCTTTAAGGCTTGCGTGTGCCCTCGGCCAAACAGGCCGTAAGTCCTTCATCCGTCTTTTAATATTTTTTAAATTATCTTTAACATTGTCAAGATTTCTTACTTTAATCTTAATTTTGACGTCTAATTCGGAACCCATTTTAACTAATCCTGCGTCGAGAATAATTCTTGAGTTGATTTAATTCGCTTTCAAGAAAACCTGTTTCCATGGTTGACACGCCACGAGGATTCAAGTCCTTTACGCCCACTACATCGTCGTGCATGTTTTGCATTTCGCGTGTCGCAGCCCGCAAAATCATAAGTTTAAACATCTTGATGTTGTCGCCATCAAGTCCGCCTCGATATGTGACCTTAATAATGTCGTTGGCAAATCCGGCATAAATATCCAGACCATATCTTCTAACGGTGTAGTCGCTTCCATTCGCGGTGGCGCTTCCACCCGACACATAGTTTCCAGTTACACCCGAATTCGCAATTGCAAAGGTGTTTGTTGTTACGGCGGTGATTATTTTGGCATTGATGTTGTACGCGATAGGCGTGACTCCAGTTATCGTTACCGTTTGTCCCAGGGTGAAGCCATGATTTGCTGCCGTATAGGTCGCGGTTCCAGAAGCAACCGTGGCACCGGTTATTGTTGCGGTCCTCTTCTGTGCCTCGCCAAGAATTTTGTTGTGCAGTGTTGGGCCATCCATCTCGACTTTTGAAACCGAGACAATGGGCGTATTTCTTAGATAAATCGTGCTTGGCGGTGCAGCGTAGGTAATAATTCCATTTGGGTCAGAATCGCCCAAACCTAGGCCCTGATTGTAAAAATATGAACCCATTGGTACATTGACATGGTTTGATTCCAAAATATGGGCTTCTTCTGTAAAGTCAGTGATTTCTACCGGTCTGCCAAGATATGTTTCCATCTCGCTCTGCAGGCCCTGAAGAATTATTTCTGCAGCATCTTGCTGACGCAGGGATAGGCTGATATCCATATATGTGGTGAGGTTGGCCAGTGTTACTAACATTTTACTAACCTCTCAAGTTCGATTGCGATTTAGCGACGACGGCCCCTAAATCGGTCGATAAGTCCGCGACCAATCCTTTGCGCAGCCTCAACCGCACGTGATGCAGCGCGCCGTATTCTGCCTGCCGCACCGCCTTCGCCGCCTCCAATTTCAACATTGGGCATTTTGAACTCCAAACGTCAATGGGTGTCGCAAAATATATCGGGATGCGACACTTAAAATATTAGCATTAGTCAAGCCAAATTAATTTACCTATCAGCATTCGGCGGTTTCTCGGGAACAAAGTTTTCCAAAGCGTTTTTGGGGGCTTCGATTGGAACCCAGGCACGTGAATATTTATGTTCAGAAATTTTGATTCGTTTAATTATTGTTCCGTCAAGAAGAACGTCGAGTTCATCATCGGACATTGACAATAGTTGTTGCAAATCTTTTTCATTATATTTTTTGCTTCTGACTAATTTTTTTATTACCCCAGAAACTAAGTGTGCGACCAATTGACCCCTAGACCTATTGATTCGAAGATGCAACATGCTCGCTTCAAGCGAATCGCAATCGACGATAACGCATGGAATCGTTGGATGTTTTTTACTCAATTCTTTGTTTTCTTTAACAATCATCCAACGGTAATATCCATCGATAATTGAATTGTCACGCTTCATTACTATTAATGGGGAAACAAAACCCAAATTACCAATAGAAGAGGCAAGAACTTTTAATTCAGGTTTAAGAATATAATTTGCATGCCAATCTCCAATTTTTAAATCTTCAATTGGAATGTATTTAATTTCCATCGTTCAACTCCATGCTATCAATTTCAGAAATTGACCTTACCGTATGGGATTTTGTTTTTGGCCCTATCGGCGACACCGCAACACTATGAGCCATTGCGCCCATAAACATTTGATAAATAAGGGAATAAATCGTGTAGGACCGCGGGTCAATTAAATGTTTGCGCCTAAATTCGGCAACAAACGCTTTTGCCCTCAAAGCCTTGGTTTCGTTCATCATAAAATCCCTAATGAATTTTTTTGCGCCGTCAAAACCCTTATCGGCATATTGGCGAATTAATTTGTCGTAATCGTAAACCGCCCAATATAGACGCTGAGCATCAATTTCTGGAAAACACCTTACTAATTCATCATAAAATTCCGGCTCGGTCCTAACGACATCACCAATTCTACGAATTGCGATTCCATGCAGGGGAATGCCCACCCTGGTATTGCTGCCCGTTAGGGCAGCGCGGTCGTAATATTCGCAATATTTAAAATTATGTTCTTCAATAATGTATTTAAATACGTCAGCAGTTTGCCAATCGTAAATTATTTTTGCAAACTTTAAGGGAATTCCCTTTTTTGACTTATATGGAGTGACAATATAATTTTCATGCAATTTTTGCACCAAAGACCTATAACGAAGCATCGATTCCGATGCCCGCACGCCGGTTATAAATGCAGTATTTCCCTGTTTGCCCTGCATTGTGTAATAGTCAACAATTTCCGGTGGTGGTTTACCTGGCGGCAATCCAAAATGTTCGGCAGTTATTGCCCAAGGCGGTATTTCACGACAAAGACGTCCTTCTTTTCTTCTTATTTCGCTCCACATAATAATTGATTCACGCTTACCAAGGACCCAAACTTCCGAACCCTGGGGCATGCAATACCATTCCATTTCAACCCAGGGCAACTGCCGGACGTAATTGACATAATTAATTACGAGCGGACTCACCATTTCTTCGTCTCTGAAAATGGTTCGAACCGGACCCAACCCGCGTTCTTCGTGTAGTTCTTTTGCCAAAAGCAATACGGCGGTCGAATCTTTGCCGCCAGAAAACTGAACACAAACCGTATCAAAGGTGTCATAAACATGGCGAATCCGTTGTCGGGCTGCGTCGACACAATTAATATCCAAAAATAGACGCTGCCTGGTCATGCGTTTGTATATGAGTCAATAAAATTTATTAATCGCTCGGCGGTTGTGGCGCCATCAATTCCGGGGTCATTCCGCAACCATCGAACAAAGTCGTACCAACGACGTTGCTGTTCTGGCGAATCAAAAACCAGTTGAACGGACACTATTGCTTGTGGCTGAGACCCGGGAATGGCAACACCCGAACCACGTATGGCAACCTCATTATGACTTATATCTTTGGGGGCTATCAATTTATTTTCGCCATCATTGTCGGTTTGGCCCAAAGATAAAATTTGCTTATCTATTTCGCTTTGTTCGTCTTCCATGTCGGTCACAATAACTGGAGGAATGTATTTTGATTGCGTCAGTTCGTCGTGCGCCTTAATTATCGCGCGCTCATCCATGGCTGCTATTTCAAATTCATCCCAACCCAAGCCGGCCCAAAGTTCGCCGTAATCTGTGGAAACTTCAGTGAGAAGTTTTTGCAACATGTCGCTATCGGTGTACCCCAACTCCATGGTGCGATTATCGGCAAGCGCAAAAGCAATTGCACGTTTATCGTCAGCGTCTAAAAATACAACGGCTATTTCATCCCAGCCAAGTTGCTTTGCCGCCATAACTTGATGGTTGCCGGCAATTATCGTTGCGCTTCCGTCCTCGTTCAATTTCGCCACTATTGGTTTTATTTGCCCAAATTCCGCATATGATGCGATTATTGCTTCAACGTTTCCTTTTCTCGGGTTGTTTTCAAGGTACGTAAGTTGACTAAGCGGAAAAGCCATAGATTTTAGGGAAGAGTGAATGTTGTTCACACCTGTACCCTGACGTTTGCATTAAGGGTTCGCAAAGAATCCATTGATGTTCGAAGGGATAATAATTTTTCTCGCTTCGATTTTACCAAAGCCTCTGAAATTTTGTAATCATAATTTAAATCAGCCATTTTGTAATCAGCCCAAGCCTCACGTTCTTTGATTGAGCCTTTTGCAGAAAGATATTCTTTGGCCCAATTTGCTTTAAATAGCGCTTCTTTCTTTGCAGAATCTTCTGCAAGTTTTTCAAATGCCTCGGTTTCTTGTTCCAACATGTCCATCATTCGCAACAATTCTTGCTCGATTTCAACTTGGCTTATCGGTTTTGACCTACCCATCAATTTTCCCCCCTAGGGCTTCATATAGTGGTGACCAATCTACTCTTTTTAGGCCAAGCAATTGACTATTTGACCACCGAAACGAACACTCGCCTATTTGGGCATACCCCATTTGCTCAAGCACCCATGCATCATATTCGTCATCGCCACAGGTTTTTGCAAACAACCCAGGGAAATTTAAGGCCATAAAAGCCATAACGTCATTTTTGCTTGCATTACCGTTCCCGGTGGCAAATTTAGCCCTACATTTGGGTGGCACCTCGACAATCCTAAAACCAGCCAAATGGAGACCAACCTTTACGGCCCCACCCAATTCCCCCAAAGCGTGAGCCCGCGAAAATTTTGAACCATAAGAGTAGCCCTCAAGAATTACTATCGCCGGATTCGTCTTTTTTGCGGACTCAATAACCTGTTCCGATATTTCAACTAATCTTTGTATGCCCCTAAGTTTTGATTTAATTGAAAACGTTTTGCCGCCGACACTAACCCCAGTAGAAGTTAAAGATAAATCGAGGCCCATAAATATAAGGCTTTTAGCATCGCCATAACCGTCCATGGCGAATAGATTAGTCGTTCGATTTATTGTCCCAATGATGTTTTGATAGCCCTAAATCAAAGGCAAGTTGCGGGTATTTGCCTATTCGGTCATGACATTTTCTACATACGGCCAATAAATTTGTTTCATCTAAAATTGAGCCACCCTGGGACCGCCTAACTAATTCGTGTATATCTTGAGACGGATTTTTTTGATAAACAATTTTGCCATCATATTCGGCAAAAACGCCACAGGCTTGACAATAGGGATATTGCCCCAACATTTTTGCGACAAGCGGTTGGCGCAATTTGTATTCCGCCTCCTTTTTCTTGCTACGAAAACGCACTAGACATTGCCTTCATCTAACCCTTCAAACGTCCATTGATTGTCCAGTACGCGCCATAACGCCAAATCTGTGTCAGTTGGCTCAATATCAAATTTTTCATAAAGTGAACGATGCTTGATAATTGCTTTTTTAAACAAATCAGCATCTTTATTTGGGTCCGATTGCGAATTAGCCAAAGAATCGTTTTCTATAAGTTTAACAACATCATCAAGTCTTCTATTGATGTGAAACTTAAAACGCTCTATTTTCATACTGCGCGTGGAATATGCTATTTCTGATTCCTGGAGCAAAACGGTGCCATCATTACCCATTGCGCGATAACGTCGTCTGTCCGCTTCGCGGTCAATACTAATATCTTCCAATTGATTATTTACATTTTCAATAAGCATCAACAGGGCGCGTTGCCATCGACTACGAAAAGATGGATTTAAAAGAATTTCTTTTTGACGACTGGAAATTTTATTTTTGACATCTTCTGAAACCAAGCGTGCAAACTCATCATCGGATATATAGGACATAAATTATTTACTCCAAGCAGGACAAATTTTTTTATAAGAACACCAATCACACAACTTAGATTTTATCGGTTCAAAAGAATTATTTTTACACTTTTCATCGATTGATATTTTTATTCTTATAATTCTTTCGATGGTTGCTTGGAGCAATTCTTGGGTTATTTGTTCCGTAAATCTAACGCCATCCTTTAAATATATAAGTTCAAGTTTTGTAACTGGGAAAAGTTGTGTTTCCTGCATTATCGCCGCGTAAATTCGCAATTGTTCAAACTTGTCAAAGACCCAATGGGCTTGTGGTGTTTTGCCGGTTTTATAATCCGAAATAATTATTTCATTTGAACTATTTTGAATATGCCTGTCAACAAAACCCTTAAGCGCCACACCCCCAAGGGTGTGATTTAACTCTGTTTCCAAACCAATTGGATTTATTTGTGTTGGGTCTTCAATTTTCCATAAATTATCTATACAAAACCAGGCCTGCCATCGAAATTGTTTAATAGAAGACTCTCTATGAAGCAATGAAAAAGCCAACTCCGAATATTTATCATAAAAAATTTTGCGCGCCAAATCACGCGCAAATGCCTTTGTTCTTTTTGTTGGTTCGAGTTTGTATAAATCTTCCAGCACATCGTGTACAAAATTACCCAAGACGGCCTCTATTCCAGGCCTGTCTGGAATTAAATCTATTTTACTGAACTTAAATTTAAGGGGACATTGCTCAAATGTTGCCAATGAACTTGGCGACAAATGTGTCGGAGGATTTAGTTCGTTATTCTGATTCGGAAACAATTGTGGCCCCAAACGAAGCAGCAACCGCTTCGGCTAAAAGAAAATCGAGCGCTTCGCTGTCCACATCAGATGCCGACATTGGTTTTGGTTTGTTTCCGTAGGTTTTGAGCCAAGCCGATGAAAGTTTGTCTTTTTGTGTTTTGTTTAGTGACCTTGACATTCCCTTGAAATTTTCCCACTTTTGTTCATGTTCTGACAAGGGGGTATTCGTTGCCTCTATCACTTGCTCAATTTCAATTGCGTCTTCGGTGCGGGCAAGGTAAAGACCAACACCAAAAGACTGGGCGGCTTTTTTGAGGGCGTCAGAAATTGCACCTTTAAATTCATCGCCAAGGTCAACAATTCCACCCTGTTTGTTCCGCTTAATCTTTTGGCCCCCAAAACCATCGCGCGAAACGCCCAAACTATCCTCTGGGGACCAATCGATACGTACGTGCGCTACGACGAATTCTGGGTCCGTCTCATCGCGCTGACAAAGCAAAATTCTAAATGACCATTTATCAACACCAAGCACTTTGTTCAAGCGATTGATGACTTCGCTAACAGGAATATAGGTTAAATTTACCCCACCTTTATTAATTGATTTTTCCATTTCTTGTGGAAATGGTTCTGATAACCGCCCATATATATCACTCATTTGTTTTTATCTCCTAATCTGACAATAATATTTGTTTTATGTTCGCCTTGCTCACAATAAATATCAGGGTTAATTCCGAGTTCGCCCAATTTACCAACCCTCCAATACGAAACCGCAGCGTAATCAAGCAACTTTTGAACCATTTCTTCTGCCGTCATAATTCTTTCACCAGTATCCATGTCAATAGACATTTCCGAAAGACGTTGAGCAACCGCTGAAGCAAGTTCTGCGTGCATCCATTTTTTTCGGTCTACGCCGCTCTTTTTTTCAACGATAGCGCCAGACGCTGTTTCAATAGAGCCAAGATTCCCCATCAACCTTGCAACCCCTCCGGAAAACGAATCGTAGACCATGGCCATATCTCGCTTGATAATATTGAGTTGAATCAAGATTTCTGCGGCCTCATTTGGGTCTGACGATGTTTCTAGGTATTTTGAAAGCAAAGTATCCGCCCCATGCAGATACTGCAAAATTTGTTCCAAAATTGAAACATCAAACTTTTCCATTTAATAACCCCTTGATAGTAATTAGATAGATAATGACTGTCGCTATACAACGATACTGACTTTTCTCCTTTGTGGCAACCCGAGGCCGGTTAAATAATTAAAAGCGCCCGTTGCCGAGTCGACCTGGTCGTCATGTGGACAGGCTTCTGGAAAAGCAGAAAATTCGTCCAACCAATCATTAAGCCATGGGCCACGTATTACCCTCACATTCCCATTGGCCAAGGCGGCAGCAAATGGCCTTGCTCTGGTAATTTTGTCGCCCGTAGACCTATTCGCGCCAAAATCAAAACCCGGCAAAACGTATCTGGCAAACTGGTCAATAATCGCCTTGCCTGACGAGCCAGGCTCCTGTTCCATTCGAATTGCCACGGCAGCACCGTCTTCATAGGCCGTTTGGGCAACAAATTGCTCTACTTTGTCAGACTTAATTCGCTTTTTCCTGACGTCCAAAACATAGGCAACACCCTGGTCAAACATCATCAGGGTGCCAACCGTCCAGTCGGGGTCAGGCGTCGATTGGTTGGGTTCGGTTGCCGCCAGGTCCCAAAACCTAACGACCCGAGATGCTGAGGTTCCTACGGGAATTTCGTCATTATCTATAATGACGACAGAAGTTCTGTCGAACATGGTTCCAAGGGTGGTTGACCACCAATCGCCTTCTTCAAGGCGCTTACGCTCAACAGGGTCTAACGCCGCTAGGGCCTGCCGATAGGACTCGGCATCAATTCCCGGGTTGTCGGTAAGGCGTGAAGGAACAAATATTCTGCCTTTTTCCTTTCCTTCAACTATGAAACGCTGACGCACCCAGTTTGGGGCCGGGTTCGAGGCGCACCTCATCCTAAGTGGCACCTCCGAAAGGGGTCCGCTAGGCGGGCGACGAAGACGCGAAAACAAATATCGATAATCGTTTTCCCTTATTTCGGTCACTTCATCCATGCCTATAAATTGGTATTCGGAGCCCTTATACCTTAAATAGTCGTTTGAATTATTTAGGTAGCCAAAAGCAATCCGGGCCCCAGACGGGAACGTGGCGATAAAACTGTTGTTATTCCAGTGGACATTATCATGCAGCCCAACCCAAGACCTGAACCTGTCCATAAGAGCGCCAGGAAGGGCTAAGTCAGCGAATGTTTTCCTAAACAAAATCGCTGAATACCCCGGCACGTCAACATATTGAAGGGCGGCCATAAGCAGGGCGGATGATTTACCGCCGCCCGCCGCACCACCAAATAACGCCTCAATTGAATATGTCCTTAAAAAAACTCTTTGATTTATTGACGGTTCTTCAGGACAAAATTGAGGGGGTTTTGGCTCGAGATATTCTAGTATTTTTTTCCAGTCACTCATTTAAAAACCACTGTATTCAATCGTAGCCCAACAAGTGCGCTAGTTTACTACAGCATGAAAAAAATTATTGCGTTGCTCAAATTAAAGGCAAACCGAGTGACGTTCGCTCACATGCTAATGGCGTCATTTATACTATTTACTGCAATAGGAGGCTTTCTCATAGCGCCGCCTGTCGGCTTTATTATTGCAGGAGTTGGTTGTGGTCTTTTCGGATATCTATTGGGCGCTGAGTAATTTTTAAATGGCCTGGAACTCGTCAAACAATAAATCCCTTGGGAATCAAGGCATAAAGTCTTTGGGCCCTGGCCTGCCGGTCAACATGGACCCGGGTCGTTTGGGCAGGCCCTACCACGACATGTGGGATATCGAGCGCGCGTATCGCGAAGGGTTCCAAAAAATTACGTGGGTACAGCGTTGCATCGACGCCATCGCCGGCAACCAGGCGAGGCTCTCAATTATTCTTCGCAAAGATAATTCGAGAGATGGTCAAATTTTGACTGGGCGCCGGGCATTGCGTTCGCCCTTAATCGAAATTTTTAACACAAAATCCAATGACGCCGAAAATGCATTTATCTTTAGGTACAGACTTTCGTCCCAATTATTGATGAGTTCACGTGGCGCATTTATCGAAAAAATAAAAGGTCGTGACGGTCGCCTGATTGGACTAAACCTTCTGCCGCCGCAATTCACCGCACCGATTCCTCACGAAAAAACATTCGTTGCTGGATACGAGGTCGATTTGCCAAACGGTAACAAAATCATAATGAAAAAAGACGACGTGCTATGGATTCGTCGCCCCCACCCGCTTGACCCATACCTATCTCTTACGCCAATGGAGTCTGCGGGCATCGCAATTGAAATCGAAAATTTGGCAAAAGTTTATAACAGAAATTATTTGATAAACGATGGCCGACCCGGCGGCATTTTGGTTGTTAAAGGAGAAATTAACGACGACGACAAGGATGAGTTGAGGAATAGATTTCGCGGAAATATAGGGAGGGCCGGTTATACGACGGTAATTTCTTCCGACGAGGGTGTTGATTATGTCGATACGTCCGCAAATCCGCGCGACGCGGCCTACGTGCAAATGCGACAAATTCAAAAAGAAGAAATTCTCGCAGCGTTTGGGGTTCCAGAATCAGTCATTGGGAATGCCTCGGGCAGGACTTTTGCAAACGCAGCAGAAGAACACCGTGTGTTCTGGAATGAAACCATGTTGCCTCACCTCGATTTGTTGGCTCGAGGGTTTGACGAACTAGACGAAGTCAATTACGTTGATTTTGATGTTTCGAGCGTTCCCATATTGATTTTGTATAAACAAGAGCGTTCTCGTTACTTCATGGATGAAGTTCAAATGGGATTAATTAGCACCAACGAATATAGGGAGTTGACAAGTCGCAAAAAGGTAGAAAGTGACCTTGCTGACTCTTTGTTGATGAATCCAAATCTGACTCCAATCGCAAACACCGAAAAGAAAATGGAACAACAGCCCCAAGCCGGAATGCCGGGAATGCCGGGAATGCCGGGAATGCCGGGAATGCCCGCTCCGGGCGCCGAAGGACAACCAGCCGTTCCGGGAATGCCTGATGCCCAAGGCAATATTCCCAGCCCGCTTGACCCAAACACAATGGCGGGCTCATTGGCCGCCGCCAGCCAGCCCCAATTGCCACCCGAGCCGACTCCGCCTCCGGCTGATGCGGGCGTACAAAACGCGGCACTTGCCCCACAGCAACAGGCGTCTATTGAGCCCCTAGGTTTCATCGAAACAAAAGAAGACAACGTGTCCCTACAGCGATGGGCTGCAATTTTGAACAGGGCTTTTGAAAGATTGGTTGAACGCCAGCAGCGAGTTACTCTGGAAAAACTAGGTGGCATCAAATCAAAGCGGGCAATAGCAAGCAACGGATTTGTCGTGGAAAGTATTTTCAATTCCGATGTTTGGAACAAACAATTTGACGAGGATATTCGTCCTGTTTTGTCGACAATTATTTACGATGGATTGGAATTTTCAGAAAAATCCCTAAATAAAATCGACATTGTTGCCCAACTCGATACACAAATTGAAAAATTTAAACAAGTAAACGAAATGTTGTATGAAGGCTTAAATTCTGCCTACATATCGAGCCTGCATACCAAGGATGCCGACAAGAGAAATATCGATTTCCGCGCAAAATGTGTGGCCATATTTTCAAATATTCTTGCCAAGACCGTCAATGAGGTTTCTATAGAACAAGCGCGAATTGCCTGGGGTTTTGCAAATTAATTTCTGTATTTGTTAAAAATTAATTACAGAAATACCTTCAATGGATAGAGACTAAATTCGTTTATCATTGCTAAGTCGCAAAGGAATGCGGATGCAAGACATACAATTTAAGTCAAATAACGGGCAATTCAACATAGACGAGGCTCAGGGGATTGTTGAATGTTTTGTGGCCGGAATCGGCAACAAAGACAGCGTTGGCGACATCGTTGTTGCGGGGGCTTTTCAAAAGAGCCTTACACGCAGAAAACCGCGTGTGGTTTGGGGCCATAACTGGAATGACCCAATTGGCAAAGTATTGGAAATTTACGAGGTTCCATCAAACGACCCACGTCTTCCAGAAAAAATGAAAATTGCCGGAATCGGCGGCCTGTACGCAAAAATTCAATTTAATTTGAATTCAGAAAAAGGTAAAGAGGCATTTACAAACGTTGCATTTTTTGGCGAAGAACAAGAATGGTCTATTGGATATAAAACACTTGATGCCATTTTTGACAACAGTAGGCAAGCAAATGTTCTTAGGGAGGTGGAACTTTACGAGTTAAGTCCGGTTTTGCATGGCGCCAATCAATTAACCGGAACAATCTCGGTAAAAGGCGAAGAAGAAAAAGTTCACATGTATCCAATGGGCGGCATCACCGCAGTAGCCATTGAAGAACCCAAGACACCAAATGACCCATTCGCCCAAGGGATTGCTCAGCCGGCCAATAATGACCGTATCTTGGCTCTCCAGCAAGAACTAACTTCTCGAACCGGTGGACCAATCAAGGTTATGAAAGCGACGGAAAGTTTTGTTCTTTTTGTAAAACCTGGAAAAGGAATTTTTAGGCTTGCCTATCATTTTGACGGAAATCAATGGATGTTTGGCAAGCCTGAGCAGGTTACTTCCCCAGTTGTAATTGAGAGACCAATGCCCGGAATGCCAACCACAAATCCAGGCATGAGACCCGGGCAGCGAATTCCAAATTTTCCAAACGTTCAAAGAAAACCGTATATACCCAGCACGCCACTTATCCCCGTTAAATATGGTGACTCAAACACCCAAAGTGGGTTTTTTGATTCTTCAAAATCGGAAATAGACCTAGACATCATTTTTAATAAAAAACTTGTGGAGCAGGAACAAAAAGAAATAACGCAGCAACTTTTAGAAATCACCAATTCTCTACAAAATATGATTAGTGTAAAAACCGAAGAAGATGCATGGCTTATTCCATGTGCTCCCGAAAGCGCTTTTGAAACAAAACAAGCACTTGACCCTCTTTTTGATTTTCACCGAATTGAAACCGTTGTAACCGAGGACGGAATTTTATTGGTGTCCCCACTTAATGATGATGCTCATGAAGCAATTGGTACTGCAACCAAAAATTTAATAGGGCGAATTGGTCGCAGGCTGGTGCCGGGTGGTGGGGGAAAAGTTCGGCGCGGCAGGGCCGCGCTCGCTAAAATTACGGGGGAACTAGACCCCCGAAAACGCCGCGATGTTGACAACGATGGCATAATTTTTGATGGGACGTGGCGAGAAATGCCAGCCCCAACAAGGGTTTTCGACCGAGGTTTAAGTTCAGATACAGAAGTTCCAAAATCTCCCACCCACAACCCCCCCCTCCCCCACCCAATTTATAGATATAAGCCTAAAAAAGAGTCATTTCCTAAAGAGAAATGGGGCAAAACGTGGTGGAAAGCATGGGCAGAACAAAAACCACCCCGAGAAGTTGTGCTATTTTTTATTCCTAGAAAATCGAAGAACAGATTAGTAAGAATGTTTGATAATTTTCTTAAAAATTCTACATCGCCACCAACAATTGTTGAACAATTTGCTAAAGAAATAAAAGAGGCATCACGTTTTGATGATGCTACTCTTTTGCCAAAAATAGATACAGAAATGTTGGCAAAATTCAAAGAAATATGGCCTCAAATTAGTGAAGAATTTAAAGAACTTGGCGGCGTGGCTGACTTAAAAGCAAATAATGAAAAAGGCCACACAGCATTTGGAATTTTGGATGAATTGGTAAAAACAGGCCAGTTCGAACGCAAAAACAAATCAAAAGCACCCGCTTCGCCTACTAAAAAAATACGAATTGGCCCCAAAACAAAACTTGGCGACAAGGAAATTGTTGGCCAACGAAGAATTAAGAGGGGCGTAGACACACGTGCCGGGCAAAAGGCTGCCGAAAAGGAAAAATCCACAGGTTATCCCAAGAATCTGGAAAATCCACCATTCCACATTGAACCGGACCCAATGCAAAGCAGTAGAAAAAAAATTAGTTACATCCACAAAGGTCAGAATTTACTTAAACCCTACATAGATATAGGAATATTCCCAGAAGATTTTGACAAAATGGATTTCGATGCTCAATATGCCTGGTTCGTAAAAAATCATGAAGCCCTAAAGAAACGAAATAGAGCCGTAAAATGGCAGGCCTTCCTCGAAAGATTTGATGACTATTTGTTAGACGAAAGTCTCAGAAGAGAATCGGGAGCGGGTCTTCGCGAGATAGAGAAGAGCGAAAGACGCCCAAGACCGCAGGTATCAAATCAAAGACCGGCTAAACCGGACACCCCGAAGCCCGAAGAGAAAAAACCCGCGCCCAAAACAAGCCCTCGAAAATCGGGGAATAGCGAACTAGAAGAAAAGTTGACGGCGTACAGGAGCACATTTGAGGAATTCTTCAAACAACGCAGGGCCAACAAAGATAAAGAACAGGTGGGAAGCGATTTTGAGACCGCCTCAATCGACCTTATAGACAGGGTTATGGCGTTGGCTTTTCCGGACGATGGCGGCGACAACAACCGCCCTAACCCAGAGTCGGTCAAAGAAGCCCTTGATGAATTGGATGAGGGTTTGCGTGAAATTGCAAAACTAAAAAATGACGACGTCAGAAAAGGCAAATTTAACAAGGCAGAAGAGGGTGTGCATAACTATTTGTTCCAGATTCGAGAACTTCTTGACGATTTTGGTGGAGAACGGCGCAGCGATACTCAAGAAGACCTGGGGGAAGAAGACATGATTAGCGGCGCCGGAGCGTCGGGTAGGCGACTTGATAGGTCGGGCCGTCTTGAACAAGACGATGACGACCCTGATGAATTTGATGTTGGTCGTGATGAAGACAATCTTGATAGTCGCTTTGGCGGCGACGACGATGATTATGATGACCGCGGCCTTCCTAGCAGCACCACGATTAATAATTCAATAAACAAGGCCCGTCGTTTCCAAAAAACAAACAGATTCAAAAAACAAGGCGGTAGGGGTCTTTCATCTTCAACCACCCCCACAAAGCGGCCAAGAACTGAAATTATTAATGAATCGACTTGGTGGAAAAAGATAGATGATTCCTTGGGCAAAGAGATTCGGGAAGCCGATTCAAAATTGACTCAAAAAGGCTTGACAATACTTCAGGAAAAAATTAAAAAATACGAAGCCGCCGCATTTCGGCCGAACTCAAAAAGAACAAATGTGGGCTCAATCAAAATTTCAGCAGACGAGGCTGACCAAATTCTTGACGCCGTAATGGAAATAATTGATAGACAAAAAACCGCAGGGAAGGGTGGCGGAGTTGGAAGTAGGGCAGAAATATTTGCTGAATTACTTGAAAAAATTGCGTCAGCAGCAATGTCTACCTTTGTCGACAAAACTACAAAACCGGTTGACGATGTTTGAAAATTGGAAAAATCCCATTACTTCACGGCAAAATCAGTCTGTGAAGTATAATTTTGAAAACGAATTTTTATACAACGGGCTGACTTAGCACCTGCTATGGTCATCTCGTACCGCAATAAGGAGCCTAAACATGGATTATGACAAGAACACAGTCGTCAAATTGGATGCTGATGGTTCGATTCTGAAGTGCGCTAAGGGCGCCGACGTTGCGGGCTGCGGTTATGTGCCGGAGGCAAAGGTATGCGCAAAATGTGGTGCAATGCCGATGATGATGAAAGCCGTGCCGATGGAAGACGAAGAGGAAATAAGTGAACAGGACGAAGTTGTTGTTGCCGAGGATGACGAAGAGAACGAGGGCGACGAAAAGAAAATGTATGGGAGAGCAAAGAAAAAGAAGATAAAAATGAAGGCTTCAGAGCCGTCCGTGGACGAAGATGAGGACGAAGAGGAAGACGAGGAAGAAGGCCAAGAGGAAGTAGCAGAAGACGAAGAGGCGCCCGAAGGGGAGCCTACAGACGTCACGGACGAAGACGAAGATGAGGACGAGGAAGAAGACGACGAAATGGAGCAAATGAAATCTCGTCGTTTAAGGACCATGGGCTACAAAACAGCAGATGTTGGCGCCAGGGGCTATCTTTGCGGAATTGACCGAAAGGTATATCCGGGCGGCCAACCAATTTGTGACGACTGCGTAGGTGGTTGTGTTTCCGAGAAAGGTATGCCCGGTTTGCTTCACGTTGAAGGAATTGCGGAAGAAATGTTTGACGGCAAAGTTCTGGATTCAGGCTATTCGGCAGAGGCTGATATGTTTGTCGTTGACGTCGAAGCAAAAGATGGAAGACCCATTGAAGTGTTTATTGACGGCACGACAGCCGAAGTGCTTGGTTGGCACAAACTTGACAACAATGCATTTGAACAAAAATCTCTTGTTGACGACATGATGCTCATTGACTTTAATGACGCAGCGGAGATTGCAACCAAGTCAATTCAGGGACATGTGGTTGCAGTCGAACCTGACGTTTTTGAAGGTTACGACTCATATGCGGTCGAAATTGATGGTCTTGACGGCAAGTCTTACGACGTATTCGTTTCGCTTGACGGCGAAGTGCTTGGTTATGATAAATACGACGAAGAAGACGCCCAAGATATTGAGGCGGAAGCAGCGGAGATTGCCCTAAAGCGGGCATTCACTGATGACGAACGTTCCAAGATGGCCGAATCGGGAACCGCGCTTCCTGACGGGTCTTACCCGATTGCAAACAAAGAAGATTTGCAAAATGCGATACAGGCATTTGGAAGAGCGAAGAATAAGGGCGCTGCGAAAATTCATATCATGAAACGCGCCAGGGCCCTTAATGCCGAGTCAATGATTCCCGCAAACTGGGTGGCGGGCGGCAAATCAGCAGAAGAAACAAACACACCCAGCATTGACGATAATTTCATGTCTCAATTGTTGGAGTTTGAATTGCTCAATTCAGAAATTGCCGAGGAGCAAAACAAAAAACAATAATTGTGTTTTTTAGTTAAGAAAAGGTGCCCAGAATGCGGCAAAAAAAAATAGTCGCGTCTCGTTTTTTAACAAGTACAAAATTTGCACCAATACAAACAAAGTCGATTGAGCAACGAGTACAAGAATTCGCCCAGGGGCAAATTTTCACAAGCATCTATCCATTTTCGCCGAATTATGCAGTCAAGGCGGCAATGGGTGGGCGTTCTGGCGGGAAAAACCGCAATGCGGCGGCAGACAACAAAGAAAGAAGAAAAAAAGAATCCAAACTTACACGCCTAGGCACATATTGTTTTGACCCAAATGCGAAGGCAAAACCAAATCAATATTTTGAGATAAAGCCACGATTTAATCTTGATGGATTGCTTGGTGACGTGCCAAATATTGGTTGGCTTGATTTACCCAAAACCACAGACGCCGAAAACTATAACCAACAAGTAACACAATTTCTCCAATCCCAAACCGAACCTCAGGTAATCGCGCGCCCAGCAAAAATGAATAAACGAACCGGCCAACTTAGCGTCAAAGCCCTTGGCCCCAATATTGGCGGAACAGTGGGCAATTTGGGACAGGCGGCGGCAAGGGCAATTGGAATCATAATTGACGCTAGTGGAAGAATGCGGTGCCCACCCGGAGTGCCGGCGGCAAATCAATTTACAGACGATATCGGTAGTAATTGTTTTGACTTTACTCCCCTTATTGGGCGCGCAGTGATGAAAATTATACAAAACGTAAACCACGAAATTTTTCAAGACGTACTGAGCATCAACGAGGCAATCCCAACCATGCGGGGAAATTCCGGCGAGGTCATAACGGCATCGCCAGAAGTGATGGGAAGGGTAAGGAGAGGCCTTGCTTCTTCGGCGATTATGGGGCCAACTGGAGAATTACTTGGCCCTGATGGCCGTCCGATAGTCAGACCGCCGGCACCGCTTAGCCCTGACTTGATTAGGGATATAGAAGAAATTAGGGCCAGTGCGAAAACTATTACCCCCGATAGGTATGAAGAAGAATTTAGTTCCGCAATTCGCGCAGCCTTTCCGGAAAAAAGCGAAGAAGAGATTCGAAAATTAATAAAACAGGCTGTTCAGCGCCAACAATTTAGAGACAAGGCCGACTTGGATGTGCAGGAAATTATGGATTTTGCCGCGGAACTCGGAGTAATGATTGACCCAAACGACCCTGACTCCGTGCAAAACGGTTTAGCAAAAGTTTTTCTTTTATTGAAAACACCAGAACACGGTGGATGGGGCATAACTCTAGGTAAATATTTTGGAAAAGGTATTGGTCGCAACTTTGACACAGCCATGTCCGCACATAGGGAAAAACAATTACAACTTATTTTAAGAGTACTTATGACTCAACCAAATCATTTTGGATTAAGTCCGGACGAATTGGACAAATTAGTTAATAGTAAATACGGAGGCAACCATGCAGAATTCCAAAAAGCATTGATGGAGGTTTTAACCGGAGCGAAATCGGTAAGTGAGGCCTTTGGCGACAGTTCGGAAGAAGGAAAAATAATTTTTAAGGCTCAGAAAAAATTTGACGAACTACGCAAAATGGAAGCGGGATATCTTATTGGAATACTTAACCAACGACGACGAAATCCAAGGTTGATGGACAACCTTAGAAGGATTGAATTTCTTTCGCCATTTGACAAAAATCAAGGCGGAAGTGATGCGGTTGCCTATGCAGCCGAACTCGACGGCAGCGGTTTTTATATTGCCCTGAATCCGTTAAGGCCCTTGCTGCAAAATGATTTCGACCCAGAGTCTAAAGATTTCACATTATTTGAGCCAACAAAAACAGCAGGCACGGAAGTTGCCAAACTGCAGGCAATTTCATCTTCGTTAGATAGGGCTGGCGCAGCGAAAGCCAAAACTGCGTATTTCGAGGAATTGATGTCCCTTGATGCACTTGAACAAAGTGTTGAGCAAGGAAATGCATTCATCCAACGGTACATCCAAAAAAGTATGGGCGAAATAGGTCAAGCAATTTACATCATAAATCATGAAGTAACGCACGGTCGGCAACTTTTGCTTATCGAAAGATTTTTGAAATCCATTCCTGGCTTAAAAGAGACGATGACAAACAAAGAAATACTTTTGCTTGCCGAAAAGTTACTTAGCGGAAAGGAAAAATATTTTAGCGTATTTGGACAAGATTGGGATTATGCGTCAATTATAAGTAATTCTGACTGGCTGCCCGGCGCCATCGACAATTTACCTGAAATTATGCAGGTCCTTCTAAGCAAAAAAGCCGGGGGAAGGTATGCGATGCAACATTATTATAGGGCCGCTTTTCTTAGTTCGTTTGCTGATAAAAACATTTCACGCGTTGAAGATTTATACCTGCCCTTAATGCAGTTGCACCAACAAATGAAAACAATGGACCGAGGGTCAACAAAATACCAAGTGGCGTTAAGAGTTTACGAGGAAATGGCCGAAATTTATCAAGCCAGCAATTTAGACAAATTTAATAAAATAAAATTAAATTTTCAAATTTCAAGCGCAACAACCATCGCAGAAATGCAAGCCGAACTAGCGGCAGGCATTGAGTCTGGATTTATTCAAAAAACACCAGAAATAGAGGCTTTCCTTGGTCCGCTAAATTATGATAGCGACATTTCTCCTGATTTTGGCGTAGCCAATCCATCAGCCAAGCCCGTTATCTCAATCAATAAGGACACAATCAAGGCTGAAGTGAAAAAAAGACTTCGTCTTACTGATTTTAGGCAAAAAAGAAAAAATCGGGCAATGATTGATGCGGGCATTGACAGACTTTCGCCCGTTGATGATTTTGGTTTAGATGAGGAAATACCAGAAAGTTTAACCGACGTGGTTTCACGCGTCAAAGAAGCCTTGAGGGGTTTTGCTTCAAGGAGTCAAGCATCAAGAACAAACAATCTAGTCAGAGAATCGGTTTTGGAAAATGCGACGAGTCAGCAAAAACAAATTCTTGAAGCCAACTGGCGAAATTCGCTTTGGAATACATCCGACCCAACAACATGGGCTCGGGCCCTACAGGGTAGGCCAGAAGAAGTAGTCAATGCCATAGAACAACAATTTATTCCATTTATGGATTTAATTGACTCATCTGAACTGCCCACCGACTTCGTTGCTGAAATAAATTTTCCATCAAATTCCTTTGACACGCTTGATGGCGAACGGGGAACAAAAATTGCTGTCAATAAACATTTTACCGCGGTTATTCATTCGGCTGAAGATATTGGTGGCACAGGGCCCAGTCGACCATCGGAGCAACAAGGCCAAAGAATGATGATATTGGTTCCAGAAGGCTCTACTGGTCTACCCGATAATACGCCCGGAACACAAAAAGGCGAAATAGGCGCTCTGATTTTGCCGCCCGGAGAAATTGAAATTATCGGCAAAACAAAAAATAATGTTATCGTTGGCCAAGTTACTTCGCAAAGAAACACCGAAACGCAACTTAACGAATTGCGCCAGACGTTTCATTCTTTGGGTTCAAACGAATCGCGCCCGCTTGCGCAAAGAATAATTGCTAAGCGCGCAGAAAACAGAATTGAAAGACGACAAGAGGCGGCACGCATAAACAGAACCCAAACAGCGGTGGCAATGGAGGTCGACCCGCGAAAATCAAAATTGGCGCAAAAAATCGAGTACGACCCCCAGACCCAAACGTTGAAAGTTTCCTACCGTAACGGAACTACCAGGGAATTTGAAAACGTTTCCTACGGAAAAGTCAGAGATGCCGGAGCAGCAAATAGACCAGATGATTTGATTTTAGAACTTGAAAAAATTCCTCGGACTTACAATCCTGACAAAGAATTGCCGCGCAGTCGCGGCTTAGCCTCCAGCACGGTTGACGAAATCAATAAAGCGATACACGGCGAATTTACCCGTCAAAAAAACGTAGATATTCTCGCAAGGGCCGAAGACATTGGTGTCGATTTGGACAGACAAGAAAGAGAAATACTTCCGCGCGTAATAGGCGAACGCGAAACCGCCAGACTGTCACCAAGAAGTCATGAATATCTTCAAAACATAGAGATTGCTCCCAAATTAAATGATTATCAGAAACAAACAGTGCGAGGTTACGCAAAAGATTTAGGCAAGTCGGACCAGGACATCTTGAGGGAATTGAGGGATTTTGACAATAAGGATTCTTTTGGTTTGAGGCTTGAGGTTATGCGACTCGTGGCCGAAGAAAGGGGCGACAAAGAACTTGTTTCCCAAATAGACAATTTCATCCAAGAAATTCAGTCGATGACGCCCGAACAATACAATTCAGCGGTCAAAGATGCTGCGGCGAATTTTGAAAGCCCATTTGATAGTCGGCCAATCGTCATGATGGGGGACACGCGCGGATTGATTGAGAATGGCAGATATGAAACCGTGCATTCGGGCAGAAAAACACAGGGTGGAGACCCGTTCGCAAATAGGGGTTTGGATGTTCCCGCAATTAGAAGGACTGTCGAAAATCAGTTGATGCGGTTTCCGGTAGATACAGACTCAAAAACAACGTCGCTCAGGCCGTCATCTGGGCAGGCCCTACAAAAAGGGCCAAGCAGCGAAAGAATACAAAGATTGCGCTCCATCTATGGTGATGATGTTGAAATACAGCACGACGCACCGTCTGTCGGTCGAAAGGGGAGGGATGCAGCCCAAACGGGCGTCGGCAACAAATCTTCAAAAGTTGGCGACCAGTACGGCAGAAATTCGATTGTTTTAAGGCCAGAAGTCGCACAGAGAACGCTTGCGGTAAGCGGCGACACCGCCAGCGACCAAACCTATACCGGTGGTGGCGATGTACTGGAAGCAGGCGCCCGTCTTTCCAGGCTGTCGGAAGACGGCTCCCTGGCGGCGATGTTTTTTCAACCCCTAGCCGTACTGTTTGAAAATAAAACCGGCAGGAAAGACACCATTGCTAGTGCCCTCTACAACCAAAGGAAGCGATATGTCGAATCTCTTACGTTGGGCAGTTTTGATTTGTCTGACGTGGAGTCAATCGTTTCGGAATCATTCGATTTGCGCGGGGACCACATTTGGGCGCCTGCAGAAATATCCAT